GCTGGCGCTGATTGTGGCAGCATATCTGGCGTTTAGAATTGCGGCGGCTATTTTTGAACAGCAGGAGAGCTGAAAAAAACAACGGCAGCAGAAAGGACAGAAAACATGATAGAAAAAATTAAATACTGGTTATTCCAGAAAGGCAAGGACTGTAAGCGCTGCTGCCTGCGGTGCAGATATTACGATATATGCCGCTGGGACGTAAAAAACGGCAGCCAGACAACCAAAGGAAAGACAATAGACATATTGGCGGTAGAGGTAGCCAGAGGCAGCAGCAGGGACGGGCTGCTTTTCAGAATTTGCCAGTATGTAGAATTTAAACAGAGAGCGAGGCGAGAAAATGAGAAACTTTAGACTGGACGACGAAAGCGGGCATCAAGAGGCATTATTTAGCTGGGCTGCATACAGAACAGAGATTATGCCGGAACTGCAATATATGTATCATGTGCCAAACGGCGGCAAACGTGATGCAGCAACAGCGGTGGCACTTAAGAGGCAGGGCGTAAAGGCTGGTGTGCCGGATATCATGCTACCAGCTGCAAGGGCTGGGTATCACGGGCTTTACATAGAGCTTAAGGCGGGCAAGAACACG